AATGAATATTTTTACAGAACATCCATATCGCAATGGCGAAACCTATTTTCAGCATATGAAAACTGCTCTTAGTTTTGCAGGAACCTTTTTTCTTTTAACCTTGGTGGCAGTAGTTCATGCGTTTCTGCCTTTTTTGTTTGTTACTACAGGCAGTGATACGATAAAAAGATTATACATTAATATGAGAGAAAGAACTAGATGATATGTGGATATTGTGACAAAACCATAACCACAACAATAAAATACTACTTTGATGAAAGATTCTTTGTCAATAACAGTAATAAACAAATACCATTTTGTAATGTTGAGTGTTCTACAAAGTGGATGACAAGAGAAAAATATTATGATACTAAAACTTCTAAACCCTAAAAATCCAAAACTTAGAATGCCCTGTGATCCTGTTGGTGATGATGTTGATAGAGTTCTACTGAAAACTAATCTACTTGAAACTATGGACAGTCATAATGGTTTGGGCTTGTCTGCAAATCAATGTGGTCTTATGTACCAAGCATTTGCCGCATATATTGATTGGCCAGATAGAGTTAAGACTGTTTGTTTTAATCCAAAAATAGTATGGAGCAGTGAAGAAACCTCTTACCTAGAAGAAGGTTGTTTGACTTATCCAGGCCTCTATTTGAAGATTCGCAGACCAGTGAAGATAAAGGTGACATATGAAAATGTTGATGGTAGTGTCTCAACACAAGACCTAGAAGATTTGGAGGCTAGAATATTTCAACATGAATACGATCATATGAATGGTAGTGATTTCACACAGAGGGTAAGTCCTCTCGTTCTTCAAAGAGCAAAGAAAAAACTTGTAAATAACATTAAGAAAAACTTGAGAAAATATGGGAACTTGTAATGGTTACACGAATTGAAAATGCAGTACCTCCAATGATTTTGGAGTATATGAAAACTAAAGTACAGAACGAAGAACGATGGAGTTATTCTTATCCAAAGGGTGCAGTCTTTGAAAGGAAGCATCCTAAACTAACTATCTATGATGGTAGTGATATTCCTGGCGCTAAACTTCTAGAAGGTATGGCGCACATGGTTCTTCTCATGGTATACAACAAAGCACTCAAAGATGGACTAGATGTGTTTCAACCCACAATGCTTTGGTGTGGTGCGTCGATCAAAGACTCGCACAGAAAAGATAATATTCATACGGACCACGAGAATGATGTGCCGAAGGACATGAAGGTTCTAAAAATTCTTGGTCTATTACACGCAGAGTGGCCAGAAGACTTCGGCGGGCATTTTCTACATGATGGAGAGACACACAAAATGGTGCCTGGCACATTTCTAGTTTTTGACCCACTCAAAGAACATGCAGCCACTGATATTTTTACGGTGCAAAAAAGAATTGCTCTTGATTACACAGTTCTTGCAAAAACCTCTTGACAGAATGTAAATTATTGTGATAAGATGTATATATAGTTGGTGATGCCTTCGGGGTCACTTACTAAAACTCGCTTTATAAGGAGAAAAAAAATGGTTACAAGTAAAGCACTAAGTCTATTCGATAATTTCAATCAACTTACACCCTACGCAGTTGGATTTGATCGTGTCTTCGATCAACTATCAAACTATGCTACTAATAATAGAGCATCTACGGGGTTCCCGCCATACAACATCCGAAAAGGAGGTGAATACACCTATGTCATTGAAATGGCTTTGGCTGGATTTGGTAAAAAGGATATTGAAGTAGAAATAACAGATGGTACTCTTACTGTTCGTTCAGTAAAAGAAGATACTTCAGAAACTGACGGCGAAATTTATCGTGGTATTTCCTACCGTAAATTTGATCGTAAATTTACACTTGCTGATGACATTGTTGTTAACAATGCTGAACTTGAGAATGGTATGCTCAAAATTACATTGGAACGTGTGATTCCAGAGCATAAAAAACCTCGTCTTATTGAGGTAATATAAATCAAAAATGGGGGCGATAGTCGCCCCCATTTTTTAGTGAGGATTATAATATGGGTTTGAAAATACAAGATGGCAACATTGCAGATTTTGGTATTGATGCCATGACTGATGATGGTGTCAAAGAGTTGACTCCTGCTAAAAGTCTATTTACGGTAGACAATTATAATGCAATGTTGGAAAGAGCAGTTATGCCTGGAGATGATTCCAGTGTAAACACTGAAGATTTGAGAGAAAAAACTATGAGTGAAGAAAAAGATTATGAGATTTTTTATAACGATGAAGGTGTAAAAAAGGTCAGGACAGCCGGTGGTAATACTTACCCAGAAGGTTCACCCGAGTATGCTAAAATCGTTGGTGAAGCAACTTCTGAACAGAATCAAGGTTTAGAGATTGCAATGCGACCTATTTTGAACTTCAATATTCTTAGAGTGGAGTTTCCACAAGAAATTATTGATGAACTGAATCAGCACATTGATGATGAAATTATTCCTAACAGCAAAAGTTTCGCTGATGGTTTGGTTGGCCAACTGAAAGAAAATGAGCGTTCTGCTCAATTGGATTTTCCTTTTGATACTGATGTTGGTAAGCAACTTGAAGTTGTATTTAATCAGATTGGCACGACATATCTTAAGAAGGGATATGACCGTGATGCCACGGCTGAAGTAACACAGTGTTGGACTAATCATGCATATGCGGGCGACTACAATCCATTTCATGATCACGGTGTAAAGACTGTGGCTGGATTGTCTGGTTTTCTATGGTTGAAAGTTCCACAGTGCATTCAAGATACACCTGATGTTCCTAAGATTAATAATGCTTCTGGTGGTGTTGATGGTTGGACACATCTATGTTGGGGCACTAACACTATGCGTGACTTGATGCAGTTGCGACCACAAACAGAGGATTATGTAAAACCTATGGAAGGTGTGATGTTAGTTTTCCCACAGTGGTTGAAGCATCAGGTATTACCTTTCTTTGGTGAAGGCGAAAGACGTTCTATCGCCATGAATTGGAACGTCATTGACAGCGATGAAGAACGCAAGAAGTATATGTCTGACCGTGAGGCAGAACTATATGACACAAAGAAGGTTTCTGATGATGGGTGAAGTAAAATTGACACAAAAACCACCGCCTGTTTACAAATATGATGAAGATCGTTTGCTCTCTGATATCAGAGATTATATCGATGATACTTATGACCAACATTATAGTCACAATAATTTCCAGGCCACAGAGTTCATTATGGACAGTGGACATGGTGAAGGTTTCTGTATCGGAAACATTATGAAGTATGCACAACGATATGGAAAGAAAAATGGTAAAGACAGAAAAGACTTGATGAAGGTCGTTCATTATGGTATTATGGCTTTACACAATCATGATAAAGAACATGAAAATCAAATGACATTAGACCTATTCAGAAAAGGTTTTACGAATATAAAAGTGAGAACATAATATGAAATTAAGTGATGAAACGGTATCTGTGTTGAAGAACTATTCTACTATCAACCAGAACCTGATGATTAAATCTGGTCAGGCGTTGACCACAATGTCTGCAATGAAAAATATTGTGGCCAAGTCAACCGTGACAGAGAACTTTGAAAGAGATATTGCAATCTATGATTTGAATGAATTTCTTTCTAGCATGTCTTTGTTTGCTGCACCAGAGATGGATTTTCAGAATGACTTTGTAGTTATGCGTTCTGAAGGTTCAAATAGTAGTTTGAAGTATTGGTATTCTGATCCGTCAGTTGTTACTAGTGTGACAAAAGATATTACGATGCCAGAATGTGAAGTTAAGTTTTCTCTTTCCAGTGATATTCTTTCTAATGTCCAGAAAGCTGCAGCAGTTATTGGCGCACCTGATATGGTATTGGAAAATGGTAGTTTGTGTGTCACTGATAAAAAGAATGACACTGCTAATGCTTATTCAACTGAGGTAGTGAATGGAACTGATGACATGGACTACAAGTTTTGGTTCAAGGTTGAAAATCTAAAACTTCTGCCTGGAACTTATGATGTAAGTGTGTCATCTAAACGAATTAGTCATTTTAAAAATACAAATGTAGATATTGAATATTTTATAGCTCTTGAACCAGAATCATATTTTAAATCTGATTCTTAAAAGGAGTTTTTGTTATGAATGAATTTCTATGGGTCGAGAAATATCGACCACAGAATCTTGACGCATGTGTATTACCGACTAACCTGAAAAATACTTTGAGAGAGTTTGTGGCAGATGGTAATGTTCCTAATGTCACATTTGCTGGTGGTCCTGGCATTGGAAAAACCACAGCAGCAAAGGCACTTCTTAATGAACTAGATCTAACTTATATGATGATCAATGGTTCAGAAGAATCTGGTATTGATGTTCTGAGAAGCAAAGTCAAAAATTTTGCTTCTACTGTATCTCTTCATGGTGGTCGTAAGTATCTCATTCTTGATGAGGCAGACTATCTGAATCCACAATCCACGCAGCCCGCGTTGCGTGGGTTTATTGAAGAGTTCAGTGCCAATTGTGGGTTTATTCTAACCTGTAATTATGTCAATCGTATCATACCGGCATTGATTTCAAGATGTCCAACGTATGATTTTTCTATTCCTAAAAAAGATAAACAACGACTTGCTCATGATTTTTATCAGAGCGCGATAAATATTTTAGAGACAGAAGGTGTTAAGTTTGAACCTAAGGCTGTTGCTGGAATTATTGGAAGACATTTCCCTGATTGGCGTAGGGTTCTAAATGAACTTCAGAGATATTCTGTCTCTGGAAAAATTGATGCTGGCATTCTTGTTGATATGAAGAGTGACAATGTTAAAGAACTCATAAATCATATGAAACAAAAGGAGTTTACAAATGTTCGTAAATGGGTTGTTAACAATCTGGACAATGATTCAACTCGCTTGTTCAGGAATATTTATGATAGTCTTTATGATTACGTGGATAGTTCTAGTATCCCTCATGTTGTTGTTATATTGGGTGAGTATCAATATAAAGCAGCTTTTGTCGCCGACCAAGAGATTAACACTCTAGCGTGTCTTACTGAGATTATGGCAAGGACAAAGTTCAAATGATTATTATAGATGGGTTAGTAGAGCAGCATTATGCCGAATTGATTCATATGCAGATGAGAGGAGTTTCTTGGGAATATAATTATTCTTCTGTTGTTGGAAAACCAAATAAACATTGGCACAGATTTTGTGGCCATGATGTAGATGAAGTTGGTAATAATGGTTTTGAATGGGTATCGCCGATTTGGAATAATGCCAAACGTAAACTTAAATTAGAAGACACGTATAACGTGTACAACTTTGACCGTGTGTATATGAACGCACACACTTTTGGTATTGAACCACATTTACATCATGACGATGGTGATTATACCATGATATACTATCCTTATATGGGATGGAAAAAAGAGTGGTATGGTGGTACAATGATTAATGGTGACATGTGTGACTACGTTGGTAATAGATTGGTTATGTTTCCAGCATCAGATCCACACCAAGCCATGCCAGTGAGTCGTGATTGTTATGAGTTGCGTTCAGTTATTGTGTTTAAAACAAGCGCTAAATCATGGGATGCAAAACATTGTTATATGGATTATGATAGTGGGAGATGTTGATGTATGAATTGAAAGACTATCTCAACGCTATCAATCATACAAAAGAGCCTCTCATGGATGGAGAGGATGAAACATGGGAAAAAAAGTATCCACCATTCGTTATAAATAAATGTCTTCATGCTTTTCAGGATACAATTTTATTTGTCAATGAGATTAACCAACTACCTAATCTAGATAATAAACTTCAGTTTGACTTTTTTCTAAATACTTTGAGAGCAAGGAAACGTTATACTCCTTGGTTGAAGGCGAAGAAATTAGAGAATCTAGATTGCATTAAAGAGTATTATGGTTATAACAATGAGAAGGCCAAGACCGCTCTTGATATACTAGATGGTGAACAGATTTCTGCCATAAAACAAAAATTATATAAAGGTGGAAGAGATGGAAGAAATTAGTTGGTCACAAGAGGATATGTTTGAGGTTACTTTAAGAGAACCAGATGATTTTCTTAAAGTTAGAGAAACACTTTCTAGAATTGGCGTAGCATCTAGAAAAGAGAAGAAGCTATATCAATCTTGTCATATTTTACACAAGCAAGGAAAATATTACATAGTTCATTTCAAAGAGTTGTTTGCTTTAGATGGTAAGAAAACAAACTTATCTGAAAACGACGTTGCTCGTAGAAATACTGTTGTTAATCTTCTCAATGATTGGGGTTTGGTTCATGTTGAAAATGCAGCAGAACCATCTGCGCCCCTTAGTCAAATCAAGGTGATATCTTTTCGTGAGAAAAATGATTGGATGTTAGAAGCAAAATACAATATCGGTAAAA